TATGGCGACGGTGCTGCCGTTCCGTTGCAAATCTGGCGCGCATGCACTCTAAAAGTGATCGCAAAAAACGGATATACGCACCAATGGCGTGATCCACGTTTTCAGGCTTTCAAATTGCTTTGCATGGCTAGCGCCGATAGCGTCGCCGATTTAGAGCAAGCGCACGCTATGGGATGGCGTACGTTCCGCGTGCGGCACGCAAGCGAGGCAAAACAATCAAGCGAGGCAATTTGCCCTGCTAGCAAGGAAGCCGGATATAAAACAACTTGCGCAACATGTCGTGCGTGCGGCGGAACAAGCGCGAAGGCCAAAGTGTCAATGGTCATAATGGCGCATGGCCCGACCGCGTCACATTTCGCGGCATAATTGCTAGCTATAGACGGCACGCCATGCGTGCCGTTCGGTAGCTAGCAATCCTGCTAGTGACAAGCGAAAGGGTTAATTATGACTTATTTCACGCCGTCCGACATTAAAGAAAGCGCAATACGACTTGATAATGATATCAATGGAAATCCGCGCTATTATTTCCCGCGCTACGTATGGCCGAAAATGGATGATAAGGCGCGCCGAAACATGGGTTTTTTGTTGCTATACCGTGGCAAACGCCGTGGGGCCGGATATGTCATGAAATCATATAACTTACTTGGTGATATAGAATATGCTTTATACGCAATTTTAAACGCGGATTAAGCGCGATAAAACTAGCTAGCAATATCGCAAGCGCCTATCTGGCGCTTGCATACCCGCGCGCTAGGCTTCGCCAGGCGAGCTGCTTTCGCTTGTCCCGCGGCTGCCCCGCGACTGCCCCGCGACTGTCCCGCGACTGTCCCGCGACTGAATCACGTTAACCGATTGTTAAACTTTTTGTAATAATATCAGATAATCGAAACAATAGGGGTTGAACATGTTAAAAGATTTTATTATAGACTTGTTTGAAATTGCCTGTTTAGGCGCTTTTGTAACGGCTATCATCTTATGGGGGTTATAATGTACGAACTAACCGAAATTATTGATCATCGCGCGCGCTCTTTCGGGCTGTATGCGTCGCACGCACTAGCTCTTAAAGCAATCAACGCGCACGCGGGAAAGATCATGAGCGCGGAATGTGATTACAGCGCGCCGGAGTGCTTGGACGTGATGACGCAATCATTGCGTCAATTCACGATTGAACCCGTTAAGGGACTGCGCGAGAACAATGAAACCGCGCTTTGGTATGACACAAGCGCAGAATTAGGGGGTTAAAATGATTAGAGACGCATTTCCAGAATACGATACCGCAACACTTCCGCCTATTCCCGAGCATTGGAAGGATATTTCATGGCGTAATGACGTCTGTCCGTCGTGGCAATTAAACACGTATCAAATATTCGTTAACTTTGAGAAGCCCGAAGACCGCGAAACAGGCGGGGAACGCTTTTCGGTGTGCGATATCGAGTTTGGCGATTGCTTGCTATCAACCGACGACTGGAACGAAATATTAACTTTTGTTGACTAGCTTGACATTCGGCGGGCTGTCCCGCCGGATCACAAGCTAGCCGATAGGCGGCTAGTGTGTTTGGGAGAACGCAATGTACAATATAAATGCACGTTTACTTAAGGCGGTTGCAGTTGCAATGTCGAAAGAGGAAACACGTTACTATTTGTGCGGTGTTTCGTTTACCGTCAAAGACAATTGGGCAGTGCTGCGCGCTACTGACGGTCACCGGCTGATACTTGCCCGGCAGCCCTGCGCTGGCGACGATTGCGACGTGATTATCCCGCGTACGCTGATTGATAAGATTAAGTTAAACCGGAAGGCAGCGCCTGAATTGATCATCACAATTACCGGCGGCATGATATCGCTGGCCTATGCCGGCGAAACATTCGGCGGCGCTTTAGTAGACGGGACGTTTCCAAACACTGCGCGCATCGTTCAAAGCGCGAAGTTTGATATCGGCGAAGTAGCGCAGTTCAACCCGGACTATATTGTTGATTTTAAAAAAGCGGCTGAAATCATGCAGGACGGTTCACCTGATCCGGTTGTATATCACAACGGCCACAACCCGGCGTTGGTGCGTATCGGATCACAAGAGGACATATTCGGCGTTGTTATGCCGTATCGGATTGGGCAGGATTTAAAATCAGCGCCTAGTATCGCCTGGGCTTGTTAGTAGGGGGTTATAATGGGTATCTATGACAAGGTGGACTATTACGTCGCGGTTATCATCAGCGACGAAGACGAAGACGACACAGTCGAGGACAATTTAGCCGACGCGGTCATGGTATACGACCACTGGTGCAAAACGCACCCAACGGCGCGGGTTTATATAAAGCAAATGGAAACGGGAAGGATCATAGATGAACGAGTTGCAGCAACATTATAAGGCGGTCAGGGCGCGATTGTGGGCGGGTGCTATTCCTAGTGTTGCACCGCCACCGCCACCGCCACCGCCGCCACCACCAGAACCACCCGCGTTGTCAATATCCATGCGCGAGCAGTTCCGCGAAGCGCATGAATTGCTGAAGGTTGCAGGCGTTGCCGGCGTTCCGAAATGGAAGCTGATCCTGCGCGAGGTCTGCGCATCGCATGGCGTCACACTGGATCAATTGACCAGCCACAACCGCAGTAAAAAATTTATCGATGCGCGGATGTTGGCCTACTATCGGCTAAGCAAAGAACTCGGCCTGTCGCTGCCGCAAATCGGGCGCTACATAGGTGATCGGGATCACTCAACCGTTTATTATGGGATCAAACGCTATGAACTTAATCTACGACGGGGATGACTGTTTCATTGTTGCGGACGAGCAAGACAACCGCCTTGGTTGGATCAGCCTCAACAGATGGAAGGGCCAATGGCGTGCGACGACGCACGACGGCCAGATAACCTACCACTACACGTCAACAGGCGCCGCAATGGCAGTAAAGGAAAGAGGACAATATGTTAAACGAACGCGAGAAGACACACGGACAATACGCGAAGACAGCAGAGACAAGCCAGAAGCTCAAGACAGCGATGATGCTGTCCAAGAACTGGCCGAGGCTTACAGAGCCGCAAGCCGAGGCGATTGAGATGATTGCGTCCAAACTGGCGCGGATCTTGAACGGCGACCCGAACTTTCGCGACCATTGGGATGATATCGCCGGATACGCTCAACTGGCGAGCCTAGCCGCGCCATCTCCGATGGATGCGGTCGAGCGGGACATAGCCGCGCTGATCGCTGAAGATCATCCTGAACTGCCGCCAGCCGAGCCAATGCCGGACGTGGTGACACGCAAGAAGATATGGTCGAAAAATGGCTGACCGGATCATGTACTGCCTAGCAGGGATTGTTTTCTGCACAGCTATTGCGATAGCGTGGCCCCGATGATCATCGCAATAGTATCTTTAGCACTTGTCGGCATCATAGGAGCCGTGCTAGACATCTAAGCGTTCCTCCCAGAACGCCTTAGCGCCCGTCGGATGACCCCCCGACGGGCGCTTCTTATTTATACGATGTTAAATTTCGGTTGCGGCTTAGGCTCTATGAAGTCCCGCAGATCGGATTTAGACCAGTCGGCGTACTCAGGCGCACAGAAGACGTGCTTTTTATTGCCGTGCGTAGCCGACGCAAGGCGTCCCTTGTCAACCCATTTCCCTTCCTTGAGCGCGTGCAGCAACGCGGACTGCGGGATTTTCATGCCGTTGGGTGCTGATACCGATAGCGTATCGCACAGCGCGTGGAACGGCCCACCGATGACGCCATTCACGAACGAGCCTTCGCGGTTGACGATCATGCGCATCAGATAGCTTTCCAAGAGGCTCATGCCGCTCTCAACCAAGTTGATCTTGAAGTCCGTCATGAACGGGGTAGCCGCCGGGTTGAACGCCGACACGTCGCGGGTCTGCAACATATGCGCGATAGCGGCGAAGCCGCCATCTTGGAAGTACTTCCAGAGCCGCGTCGCGTCGTCCTCGTTCATGCGCGGTGCGTGCGACCAAACGCAGAACCACCGACGATCCTGCGACGGTAGCGAGATCGGAACCGGATCGTTTGAGAACGCCAAGACGAACATCCTGTTCAGCATCATGTACGGATGCAAGCCCTTGCGGTTGATCGGCAGCATCTCAGGCGGCGCGGCTATCAGGGGTTTTAGTTTGTTCGCCAACGCCCGGCGCTCTTTAGCGTCGGCTTCCTTCAGCTCGTTAATGATCAGCACTTCGCTTTCAAGATGGTAACCCCACGCGGATGAGATGCTGTCATTGTCAACCAAGCCCCGGTTCTTCAGACCTGGCCCACAGATGGCCCAGATGAAGGGCGCCCACATTGTGTCCTTGCCGCAGCCCTCGTCACCGCCATGCAACACGGCGTGGTTGATCTTGATGTCGGGGTTCTGAACCTTGAACGCCATCATGTCGAGCAGGTGCTGACGCTCGCGCTCGTCGGGGACTAGCAACGCTACATGGTCAAGCCACGGCTGCGCGTCGCCTGGCGCACTGACAGGCCGCGCATCACGCCACCTGTTGCCGTAAACATCACCGTCACGCGCTACCAAGACGCTCTCGCCGGCGGCGTAGGTAATGCCGACCAACACCTTGGCTTCCATTGCCTGACGGTTCTCGTCAAAGCAGACGGACGCCTCAATGCGACGCCCGTTGTGGATCGACTTACAGGTGATGTGCCGGAACAGCGCGTTGAATGTAGAACGCGAGATTTCGCGCCGGTCTTGCAGATCAAAGAACGCCTCGTCCTCTTGGATGTAGGCGAACCTCTTGTACCAGTCCGACTTCTCAACGCGGCCCAGTTCCTTGCGTTCGATCTCGGCGATGACCTCGGCAGCGGCGTCTGGAAACGCCGCAGTTGGCGACAGTTTGGACAGCGCCTCGTTCATCGCCTTGGCAATGAGTTCCTCGCGCAGACCATGCTCATGCTTAGGCCCACCCTCTTCCGCTACCCAGCACAGGAAGCGCCGTGAAGTCCAGTCGCCGCAGTGACCGTGGAAACAGGTGTAGGCGCGGTTTAGCGGATGATAGCGGCCCATCGCATTACCGTCGCTATGCTCTGCCGCGTTAGGGCAGACGACGCCGAACCAACCCTCGGCGTTGCCGTTCTCAATCACTTCGCCTCGGTCGTGCATCCACTTCAGCACGTCGTCCTGACCGTTGTCGTCAAGCGTCAGCTTGCGGCGGGTGCTTGTGTCAGGGTCGTGCGGGGTAACGCCAAGAGCGTCGCAGATTTCTTTCAGGGTGAACATACGCTCAGGCGTATGCTCTGCAAGATCCGACGCGAAGTTATCCCGACCATCCTTCAGATTGATCGAACCCGGCAGACGGAAGTTACGCACCGGATTGATAGCGCCGGGGTCGGTGTAGCCCGCCTCGGCAATGGCGACGATAGCCGCCGAGAACTCGCCCTTGGTCGGTTGCTCATCCAACTTGAACTTGTAACCCCACTGGTAGTTGCCCGGCGAGGTTTCCATCTTCCATGTCGGCTCAAGCGGCGGCGTCTTGCTCTTCGTGCCGATGTCGTCAAGCACCATGAACGCTACATAGTCGCAGTAGGCCGCGCCTGCGTGAACCTTGCCGTCAGTGAACCTGTCAACGACAAACGACGCCGTGTTGGCGTACCATGCGCCCTCACCTCTGTATTTATCCGGTAGATAAGCGGGCCAGAAGTATTTGATCGACCCGTCTTTGTGCTTTTGTGATGTTGGTTTTTGTTTGACGACCAAGATCGTCTCGCCATCTGGCGCAGCCTTCATCAGGTGTTCTAGAAAATTCACTTGCCGTACCTCCCCATAATTTTTACTTCTGCCGCTAATGGCAGACCCCCCGCCCAATTCGGACAGGTCGTCATCACGCGCTTCAGTTCTGAAGCAACATCTTCCGGCCTGTCTGATTCAATTACTATCTCATCGTGGACGTGCAAGACCACATCGTCAAGTTGTCTGAGCGCGTACCTTAGCAGATCGTTTGCGATTGCCTGAGTAATATTTTCGCACGCCAAACCTTTCCACAACCGCGCACGCGGCCAATGCTTTGCGTCCTGCGCGGGCTTCCACGCCGACTTGGCGTAGCTGATGCCGTCCTCGTCAAACTTGGCATATGGATAGCACAGCACCCGCCCGCTCGGCAGCATATACCAGAGATGCCGACCGTCGTAGTGGTAGACGATGCAGCCTATTTCTATGTCTGTGTTCTTGTTCCGCATCGCGGTCGTGTAAGCGTTCTCAAGCCCCTGCCAGTACGGCGGCGCCCACGGGTTCGCCCTACGCCAGCCGTTCACCATGCGCTGCGCTTCGCTGTCGGGCAGATGCACGCCATACGCCCGACCCATCGCCGCGAACGCGCCAATGCCACCGGCGAACCCGCACGCCAACTCCTGCACCTTGCCGATCTGCCGTTGTTCAGCCGTGATGTCGGCAACGGGAACGCCGAACGTCGCCGAGGCGTTCACCTTGTACACATCCTCGCCACTGACAAACAGCTTCAGCTTGGCGTCACCCGCAGGGCTGTTCGACGCCCACGGTGTAACCCGCGCTTCAATCGACGCCCAGTCGGCGACGACGAAGGACTTGCCCGCCGCCGGTATCAGCGCAGGGCGCAACATACCCTTCAGAACATCCGTCACGCGCTTGCCGTACTGCGGCACGATAGCATGGCCGCGCACCATCGCCTGGCGCACGTCTTCAGGTTCCTTGGCGCACTTGCGCGTGAAGTTATGCACCTGAGCGCCGTAGGACGACGCTCGACCTGTAGCCGACCCGCCGGCAAACACAAACGCGCCCCTGACGCGGTTGTCTTCCTCGTCGGCCAACTCTGCCAAGCGGCTGAACTTTGCCACTGACGAGGCCCACAGATCGTCGGCGCACTGTATAACGTCGGCGACATCCACCGGCACTTCGTCGGGGTTGTCCATCGCCAAGAGGTTGGCGCGGACGGTCTTGTCAATGGAGTACTTAGGCTCACCATCCTTGTAGACGATCATCAACTTCAACGCCTCGGAGCCCACCCTGTCCATGACCCATTCACGCATACGCGGACTGCGGACAGACGTAATAGCACCCTTGGTGATCTCGGTGACAAGCCGCTGAATATCTTCCAGTTCAGCACTGGCGTAGCGCATAGCCGCCTCGGCCAAGGGCTTGTCCAACTGCACGCCTCGGTCGTTGATGCGCTCATTGACATGGTAGTCACGCAACTCGTCATCCGACAGATCCCGCATGGCCTTGCTGAACGCCCGCATAGCGCGAACGTCCTGCTCGCAATAGGCAATCATCTCGGCCATCAGCGCAGGATCTTCGTTGAACGTGCCGTCTGCGCGGGGGATCGACAGGGCGCGAATCAGTTGGTTGCCTCGGTGATCCTTCCGCATACTCGCGCCGGAGAACCGACCGACATCTTCAAGCGAACCTGGAGCGCAGTTGGCGCGGGCTTGCGTCGCCGTGCAGTAGAACTGCTCAAGCGGTATGTTGATCTGCAACGGATACCAAAAGACAAGACGCTCGAAAGCAGCGTTATGGGCGCGAATTTGTCCCTTATACCCGCGCACCTTAATCGGGAAAAGCTGATCAGGCGTCCATGTGCGGACTTCCTCATCATCAAAAGCGTAAGACATACACAGCACTTCGGTGCTTGCATCCATCGCATAGTTATACACGCCGCGTGATCTCAGATCACAACGGCTCCGCGTCTCAAAATCAAGCCAGAGCATAGTTCCACCCAGAAAAGAGGGGCGGCCTTGCGACCGCCCCGTTGCATTAAGCTGCCGCCGGGCGGCGACGGCGACCAGTAGGTTGAAGATCCAACTCAGGCTCTTCATCCGCAACGACTGGTTCAGTCGCGCCATCCATACCGACCCACTTTACGACCTTGAACACAGGCGTGAAGATGCGACCGTAGGACTTGTGCTGATAGTGTTCCTTGTGCAGGTTAACCACCGGCACAGGCTTGCTGACATCCTCGTCAACTTGAGTGGCGATAGCCGCCGCCATCTCCTGAACCGCACGCTTGCCGCCGACCGACGTGGTAGCGAAGCGCACTTCCATGTCCTTGTCTTCGCCATCCAAGCACTTCAGAGACATACCAACTTGCGTCTCCCAACCGCGCTTTGCGGTAGGCGGCGCATCGTCCATCTCAGGCAAAGGTTGCGTGATCGGAACCATCTTCTCACCCAATACGTCGCCTTCACCCCACGCAATAAACCCGTGAATGAAAGAGTACGGATTGACGGCCCAAAGAGAACCGGTTTCAACTTCGGTCTGGTCAGCGCCGAAGACCCAATGGCCTGTCTTGTCCATTTTCAGGATGACAGAACCGCTTGACACACCCGTGTCCAGTGAGCGCAACGCCGCGCTCAGGCTCTGAACTGAAGGAAGGTTAACATTAGCAAATCCAACTGCATTCGACATTATCAAATCCCTATTTTACTAAGGGCAGCACTCAATTGCTGCCCGATGAGAACGGCACTGGGTCGAGGGTCATCCTCGCTTGCCAGTGTATTACCTGACGAGATTGAGACAACTAATCCTTCCGGCATTTCGATAGCCCGCTTCTTCAGCAGTTTCTCTACTTTGGCCGGCGAGAGAAGAGAACTCTCAACCACTTCAGATTCGTCGAGGATGTTGAGAAGCACTACTTTAGCGGCGTCCTCACTCACCCATTGTCTTGTGCCGCGCTTGGCGACCAGTTTGTACCCAGGTATCGTGTTACCGCGTTCCAGTGTACTAAGTGCCAGATTTCTCAAATCCTTAATCCAGTCTTCGAGAAGATCCGCATTAAGAAGATACGCGCCGATTAACGTATTGTCCAGAGCGTCGAACTTGGTCTTGAGCGCTCTATCCACAGCTCCCGTGAACATAGGACAGGTCGGCTTGGCGGCGCACCACCGGCAGTGGTCGCCGACGTTCAACTCGGCGTCGGGCAGTTGCGCCTTCTTCACTGCGCGGGTGAGTTCAATCTCAAACTGCGCGATGCGCTCAGGTGTCGTCGTCCAGCGGCTGACGCCTCTGGTCGGCTGAATTATGATGCACTCGATTGCTGTGGCTCCATCAAACACCCATTTGACCGAGGGTGTCCGCATAGCGGCTGCGGCGTAGAACATGAGTTGCGGGTTTTCTTCTGCCGTAACCAAAACCCCGTCGCCAAACTTCCAGTCGATAACGTAGGCTGTGTTCCCAATTCGCCCCAACAAATCTGTTGAGCCAAACACACCGGACAGTGCCGCATTATCAAAACTGACGTTTGTCTCGACGGCGATGTCCATCTTTCCTTCTGGGTCAAGTTCATCCAACGCCTTAATTGCAGGAAGAAGTTTCTCATGCAGAAGATCCTCGGTAAGCGTTTGCGCCTCATATGTACGCCCGATAAATTTGTCGGGCTTCGTGCCGTGTTCGAGATACTCGGCGATCAACGTATGCAGAAGAGTACCCTCGTCCGCGTAGGTGCTTGACGGCTTTGGTGGCATCTTCTCGCATAGCGCCACTGAGCCTGGACAGGCCATGACGCGCTTGGCGGTAGAGCCGCCGACAACATTACTGTGCTTCATCTTATTTTCTCCGTTTGAGATATCCACATTAACATCACATAAACTGTTGTCAAACAATTTTTAATGGCTTATACAACAAAATATGGAACGCGACGTAGAACACTATTTCAACTGGGCGGTCGAGCGCATGGGCGGTCGGTCGTACAAGTTCGTGTCCCCGGCGCGGCGTGGTGTGTCAGACAGAATAGCTTGTCTACCAGACGGCTCAACATGGTTCGTCGAGTTGAAGACCAAGGGCGGCAAACTAGCGCCGCTTCAGGAACTCTTCGCCGCCGAGATGCAACGGCTTAACCAGAACTATGCGTGTCTGTGGACAACGGAGCAAGTTGATGAGTGGGTTAAAACAGTTGGCAACTAGTTTACGCAAGGCATACGCGCAAGCCGTTGCAAATGACGTGGTGTTAGCGCGGGGAGTTGCCCATGCCAAATTTGATTTGATTTGGAAAAAAAGAATAATGACGCGCCGCGAGGCATACGCATGGTTGCAAGATCAAATGCAAATGTCTGAATTTGAAGCGCACATGGAACGTATGAATTCTGAACAATGTATGCAAGTAGTTGACCACGTTAACAAGGCTTTTCCATGCTTGCGTTAAGACCCTACCAAAACGAAGCCGCCGACTTCCTCTTCGCCAACGACAGGGCGATGATCCTCGCGCCTGTGGGCGCGGGTAAGACGGCGGTTACGTTGACAGCATTGCAGGACATGATCCGGCACGGTCACATCAACCGTGTGCTTGTCCTCGCGCCGCTGCGCGTGGTCAAGAAGGTCTGGCCTGTGGAGCGTCCTTTATGGGCCATTAACCTCACAATGTCATTGGCGGTCGGGACGCCCAAGCAACGGTTGCAGGCGTTGCAGGCCAACACGCACATCGTCGTAACGAACTACGACAATCTGCAATGGCTGGCACTTCAGAAGCTGAATTTTGACGCTATTGTCTTTGACGAGCTGACGCGGCTCAAGAACCCGTCAGGCGCACGGTTCAAGGCGCTTGCCAAGGTGATCGAACCTATGCGCGTCAGGTGGGGCTTGACGGGTAGCTTCACGTCGAACGGGCTTGAGGATGTATTCGGGCAATGCAAGATCGTTGACCAGTCTTTGCTAGGCCGCTCGAAGGGCGCGTTCATGCAGCAGTACTTCATCCTGATGAACAAAGATTACAACGAGTGGATACCGCGCAAGGGTTCGCTTGAGAAGGTCATGGAACGCATCAAGCCGGCGACGTTCGTGCTTGAGCCAGGCGAGTACAGTGACACGCTACCGCCGCTCCACGTCGTCGAGATGCGGTGCGACATGGATCGTAAACATTACGAGAAGATGAAGAAGGATCTCGTTCTTGAATACAACAACACCAAGATAATCGCGGCCAACGCCGCTGTTGTGTCGGGCAAGTTGCAACAGATGGCGTCGGGGTTCGTGTACAAGAGCGTTACCGAGGCGACATCAACGCCGGGCAAGTTCAAGACGACCAAGACGCCGTTTTGGTTCTCGACGCACAAGTTTGATCTGCTTGACGAGTTGTTGCAGGAGAACCAACACGCGCCGACAATCGTGGTGTACACGTACCAAGAAGAATTGGCAGAGTTGAAGCGCCGGTATCCGAAGGCGCTCACGCTTGACGACGACGACGCTATAGAGCGGTGGAACGCCGGCAAGGCTGAACTGCTGTTTGTCCACCCGAAGTCCGCAGGGCATGGCCTGAATTTACAGTATGGTGGGTCGCATATTGCGTTCTTGTCGTTACCCCGCGGGTCGCTGGAGCTATACGAGCAGACGGTCGGGCGGTTGCACCGTAGCGGGCAGAAGCACGATGTGTGGTGTTACATCTTTATAACGAACAAGACGGTAGACGAGGGGATTTGGGCGGGGCTTCACGATAGACGGGCGCTATCCGACATAGCGATTGAGGAGTTAAGATGCGCATAGAGAATTGGGTTGTGCTGAACAGCAAGTTGATGTCGTACACCGAGGACGAACTGAGAATGTTGATCGACTACGAGATCGACAACGACAGGCGGCCTACGTTCATCGTCAGGTTGCACCAGAGGTATTGTATTTTGCGTAACACGCGGGAGCGCGTTGAACTGTTGGAGAAGTTGAAATGAGCGAGATAATACAGGTAAAGTTAGTTTTTCTCGGCGCTTTGTGGATGGTATTTTCACCCTTTTATATGATGCACAAAGATTTTAATTTTACACCTAAAAATATTGCGATTTGTTTTGCGCCTGCAATTCTATTCGCGGTGTGGTTCCTTGTTTTTTATTGGGGGTGAGTGATGGATTACATTTGGTTTTGGATGGCAAAGTTTTTTGCGGAACTATTTTGGTTTGTCGGGTTGGTTGTCGGTTTGATTGTTGTGGTCTTTGTCGTTGCGATATTTTTGTCTGTGGTTAATTGGCTTCGGGGAAAAATAAAAAAATTAAAGGGGAAAGAATGACACACAGACATTGCGACCCCGTAACGATGGATCACATCATTGAACTACGCAAGCGCGTGGCGCTTCTGGAGAAGCAGCTTGAAAACGCTTTGGTATGGGTGACCGCCAAACAACGCGAAGAAGCGGTTGCCCGTGACGTACTGAAGGAGATGCGGGAAGCGTTGGAACCATTTGCTAAGAAGTATCTTTGGCCCGATGACTCTGGTTATGCTGATGAGTTAAGGGCTGACGAAGATTGGAGTGAAGTTGGAAACGATGATACTTTGGATAGTTGTTTGATACAAAGAAAATGGATCAGAGATGCGCGTGAGGCGCTGAGGGAGAAAGAGTGATGGATATCGTTGAACGGTTGCGGAGCGGCTGCACCTGTAATTTTGAATCAACACCCTGCGGGGCCGAGGAAGAATGTCAGAACGCATTTGATGGGGCCGATGAGATCGTTAAGTTGCGGGGAGTCCTTTTGACAGTACTGGAAGCCTGTAAAGATGTGAACAGCCCTGATCGGAAGGTGCGCGAAGAGATTGCAAGAACGGTTAATAAAGCACTGAAGGAGAAAGAGTGATGGATATCGTTGAACGGTTGCGGCAACGGATTGGTCTTGTGAAGTTTGATAGCGATGCAATTGCTTTGCATGATGCCGCCGATACGATTGAGCAACTGCGAGGGCAAGTTGATTTTGAAAGGGAATGCCGCGAGGACACTTATGCCGATTTGGAAAAACAAGACGCCGAGATCGAGCGGTTGCGGGAGGCGTTGGCATTTTACGCAGAGTGGGGGATTGATGCTCCCGCAGTAGATGCAATCATTGAAGAAGATTGTGGCGATAAAGCGCGTGCTGCACTTAATATTGTTTTGGGGGAGGAAGAGTGATGGATATCGTTGAACGGTTGCAAGGTATGTCAAGAATGGAAGCTATGACATGGGTTACTGCTGATAAATCAAAACGACCAGAAAACATTTACAGTGAGGCCGCCGACGAGATCGAGCAGTTGCGGAACAATCAAAGCATCCTAATTACATCGTTCCGTATCAACATGATGCGGCTTTGCCCAGACTACTCGCATGAGGAATTTGATAAAGACATCGCTGTTATGCTGAAGGAGAAAGAGTGATGGATGCTACTGAAAAATTAGCTCAAATGATGATCCGATGTGGATTGGCAACGGGACACGGTGACACCATCGACGATTTAATTTTTGAATTGGAAAAGCAAATCAAAAACACATCGAACGCTTTTAGCGATGCACAAAAAGAAATTGATTGGTTGCGGGAAGAAACCGTGACGTATTGGGGCAAATATTGGGACATGGCCCAAGCATTTGAGCGAAGAGGAAATGCTTTGCACAGAATTGCCAGTATGCGTGCAGACCCTGAGTTTGGTGCGCCGCCTATGGCGACAGTACAGAAAATTGCACAAAAAGCGCTGGAGAAAGAGTGATGATCCTTCAGCTGTCCCCCACACTGCCAATGATTACCCCGAAGGGTAAAGCACTGGCGCACTTTGTGATTGACTACGGCGAAGAGCATCACCTGATGTGGGTGTGCGTTCAAGAGACGGGTGAGATATGGACTTGGGCTAATCCTGAAGTCCGCGTCCAGAGCAACCCGTCGTTCAACCGACCATCTTGAACGCTACCTCTTCCGTCTCGGCTACGCGCCTGCCCCAGCCCTTGCCGAAGGTTTCCCATGTCGGCAGGGCTTGCAGGAACTCCAAGCGGCGCTCGCAGATCTTCGACGCTAGTTCACGCGGGTTCATCTTCGCTACAGCGGCAAGTGTAGCAGGGCCGATAGCGCCATCAGCAGCCACACCACAAGCGCCCTGAAGAAACTTGCTGGCACGGCCAGTACCAGAATTAATAGCAAGATCAAAAACAGCAAAGTCCACCCCATGCGGGAGGTCATCGCAGCGGCACTTGTCCCAGTACCGGGCTTTGTAGAGCGGGGCGACATCTGCGACGGTGAGGGCTTTAATGTCATCTTTGGTTACCTCATGGCCGACCCATTCTTCCCAAACTTTCTTGGTGGCGCCTAAATTTGTTGCTCCCCCTGGATCCTTGGGGTGATCGACATACCCCCCTTCATGTTTCAAGACATGGGCAAGGCACTCTTCAAAATTGTCTTTCATCGTTTATTCTTTCGGTGTCGAGTTGTACAGCATCTTGTCTTTCGTCATGTCCGACGCAGAAGCACCAAAATAGAAAGCCATTACGCCAGACCATCCCGCAGTGAGCGTGCCAAGCAGCATGAGCAAGATCTCGCTACCGTTCATTGGCAGGCCGCCGTAAAGCACCCATCCGATAATCCCGAAATATCCCCCGGTAATAAACAAGGCCAACAGTCTGGGCAGCCAGTCGCGTGTCTCGCGCTGCATCTCGCGGGCAGACTTACGGTCGTCCACCGCAAGCGCCGCCAAGTCAATGTCCAACGACTTCATCTGGACACGGAAGTCGGCGTCGATCTTCTTGACCGTTGCAAGCTGTTCAGGCGAGGCGGTGCGAAGGGCTGTTTGCAGATCATCCTCAGAGCCGTCCTCGTTGCCGAGCAGGGCCAGAGACAGCGCCTTCGTTGCCATGCCCGCTAGTGGGCCGCCCAAGGCTGTTGCCAGAGATGGCGCGACTGAGCTGAGTAGCGGCCCGAACATTTTAAGAAGATCCATGATAGCTCCTATTTGTGCGCGGTGATATAGACAAAGAGTGCAAGGCCCAGCGCGGCGACGATAACACCCAAGAACATCCAAGCGCCCATGATCAGCTCGGCTTGGCGTTCCTCGGCTTCCTTCTGCGCAATAGCGGCCTGACGCACGGCCTCTTTGCGCATTTCCGTCACTTCCTTCTGAATGGAAGTCCACGCTGCAAGGCCGTACGCCCCTACAAACAGGTTCTTAGTGTCCAACTGGAGCTGTTGCGCCTTGGCTTTTAAAGCGTACAATTTTATTGCTTCAGCTTCATATTCTGCTTGACTTTGAAAAAGTTTTTTCTTCCGATTTCCAGAAGTGAGTTGCGTGATTTGCGCTATTCTTGCGAACAAACTGCCAACGCGCTCTACAACGTCTATGGCTTCGTGGCCCGCATCCGTGGCCGACTTGATTCCATTATAGATGGCCGTTGCACCCGCCAGCAGCGTAAAAGGATCCATTTACTTATCCGCTTTGTTTTCAAGCCGCTCAAAGATTTGCCGGCAGATGTCTTTCAGTTCTTTGACGCCTTCTTGAAACTCATCTTTGCGAATGTAATTTGACGGTAGCGCAACCTCAATCGTGTGCAGATCTTTCCGCAGTTCCTTCACCGCACCCCAAAGCTCACGCGCCAACCAACCCATCCCCGCTATGATGATCGCACCGCCAAGATTGATGAGGGTCTGCGTGTCCATTATTGAGCCGCCAATGCGTTCTGGTTGGTGGTTTTTGGGGCAAGCATATTAGGAACCATGCCAATACCTGTCCCGGCTTGTGCAGCGCCAAACGTAGCTATGCCCCGCGCTAGTGCTTCTTTGAACCAATTTAATTTAAACTCGGCCGGTTCACGCATTGCGCGGAGTTGTTTTTCAAGACCATTGATAAACGCACGATCAACAAGCCCGCTTTCCAACATAGGCTCAGTTATTTGCTTAAGCGCATCTTCCCCAGAAAACGATTTAGGCGACCGCTCAGCAATGTTGGCGATATGTTGTGAGACTGCTTTGGCAAGAAGCGTACGGCCTTGTTCTGAGCCTTGAAGCGCGTCGGCTACGTTTACCCAATCGCTCATCTTGTTGCTGCTCAAAAGCTGTGCAATGCGCATTTCAGGTGCGGCGTCGCCTACAATATCCGCTAACTTATTTTTGCCGCCAAGCCGTATGTTTTCAGCTTCCGCTAGCTTATTTGCAAGCGCTGCATCCGACTGCTTCTCCATACCCTTAGCAGTGCCGGTAAGGCCTTTAGAAACATCGCCCGCTCTTTCAAGTTCGTCAACGTAATCAACTGCTTTTTGAAGCACAGGCTTAAGTTGCGGCGCGGACAGGAAATCCGAGTTCTTTTCCAACCAGGCGCGGGCTTCAACGCCCGTTTTGCCATTCAACTGTTTGGCAATATAATTAGACGCCGTAGTAAGCACCAGATCAGGGTCTTGCGTAAGCGCCTGCAATTGTTCCACGCCAGTGCGGCTACCAAAAAATTTAGCCGGGATGTCTTTAGCATCGCCAACAAACATCTCAGGTGCTAATTTTTCGGTCTTAAGCACCGCCGCGCCTGCGCCGCCCTTAAAATCAGCTAAAAGGCCCGACGCTAACTCGTACCCTTTTTGAAGGTCAGTTTGCGCCGCGCCTGCGTAATTGCTCTGGAGCTTGCTTAAATACCCGTACCATTCTTTAGCGCGGGCTTGCCCAAGTGCTTTGAACCCTTCTTCGCCCTGACCAAACGCCGCATCGCCAAGTTTGCGTCGAATGGTGTCAATTGCGTTAAAAGACGGCTGCAACACTTGGTAGTTTTGCCCATCAATGTTTTGAATGTTTGCGCCCCTGCGCGCTAATTGTTGCGCTGAATTAGCCGACACCGGCTTCATTACCGGTGAAAGCGCGTCGCGCATCTGACGAAATGCAGAAAGCGTAAGTTGTTCTGTTTCAGGTGCTACGCCTTGCGCGGCAGGAATCGGTTTTTCCAATAGCACCGATTTTATTTTGCCGCTAAGTTGTTTGTAGAGCGGAAGATCCGATATAAACTCTTTGTTTTTTTCTTTTTCCGCTACGATTGCATCGCGTTCGACTTTCATAGCCTGATAAGTTTCATCGCGGGCTAACGTCTGCTCGTCAAATCTTTTCAAAACCGCAGCGCGTTGCGTCCCGCCAATGTCGGTCAGTTCTACATTAGGGTCGCCTACGCGGTTGACCGTGCTTCTTGCTCTAGCCAGCGTATCGTCAGCGGCAGATAACGCGCCTGTAGACTTAGCAAAATCAATTTTGTTTTGCTCATACGCTGCTGTTTCACGCGCCTGCGCCGCAACGTCTGCCTCCGACGCAATACGTTGCCCGCCTTTTTTAATTTCTTCAAACAACTCTTTCGCCGCAGGCTCACCGCCCTGCTTCATCGCTTTAACTGTGTCACGGATGATTGTCTGTTCGCCTTGGGACAAATTATCAAAGCTCATGCCAAGTTCTTTAGCTACTGATCTAGCCGCTTTATCAATATCTACAGGCAACGCCGAAGTTACCGCCGTAGCTATCTTTAGTACTTTGCCAAACGCGGCGGGTGCGCCTATGTTTGCTACAAGGTCTGCGGCAGCCGCAACCGAAGGTTTAACCCCATAAATTTCAAGTTTTTGTTTTACAACATTGCCTGACCCACCGCCAACAGCCCCGGCTATCATAGCTGGAGCGGGTGCAATAAACGGCGCACCCAACACCATTGCAGTGCCTGCTGCTTTAACTGGGGCGTAAGGAACTTTTTGAAGTACTTTCCCCGTGCCTTTAAGTATTTCGGGTAACGCAAACCCTGTAGCCGCGCCTGCGGTAGCCGCGCCGCCGATTTCCATAAGATCAAGATTTTGCCGAACAGGTTCGTCCGCAAAAACACTATAGCCCGCGTCTTTACGCGGCACGGCAAAGTTAGGTTTTACCGGCGCGTTATCGGGTATAAATTGTCCGTTGGTTGCGGGCTGCGCGTTTTGTGCAGGTGCGGTTGCGTCGTCGGGAAAAAAAGGCATTATTCCACCACAAATGTTCCGGTTTGCCCACCGATGTTGACACGCACGCGGTCGCCGGGTTTAGCGCCGCGTTGCTTAAGAATTTGACCTGCCGCGTCAGCATTTGGAAAAGAATTTTCGCGGATAATTTTTTGCGGCGGTAGATCAATTTGCGGTTTGAACGGAAATTTAACCCCGCGTGCTTCAGCGTCTGTAACATCTTTATTATACAGACCAACTTTTGTTCTTAAAGCATCACCGATAACATCCAATACTTGCGGCAACGCATTAGGGTCGGTTTCAAGCCGACCAAAAGCTTCTTGCAAAGCTTGTTGTTGCTGTTGCGTTGGCTGCGAATCCAATTTTTTAAGGTAATCCAGCACGCCCATAAACAAGCGCGAACGCAATTCTTCAGCGCTTTTAACGCCTTGAACATCGATGTTTGAGCCAAAACGGTTGTTAAGAAATTTAGCTGCGGTTAAGTAAGCGTCGCCGCCCGCGCCCATAAAGTTACTTGCTTCAGGAATAAGTTCTTTAGCTTTCTCAATGTTGTCCAATACAACTGTTGTTGTTTGAAGCTCTTTTCTGGTAGTAGCTATATCTTTTACATATTCTTTTTGCGCCGTTTCAGTTGCGGGTTCAAAAGTTTGAATATTAGTAACCGACCGCTTATCTGCCGGCGTAAGTGTTTGGCCGTCAAGTTGAACTGGCTTAACATTGTTTGGGTTTCTTTTATTAACAGCCACCAAACCTTGCGCAGTTTCTTGTAACGTATATTCAGGGTTAGCTCTTTCCCACGCAAGTTTTTCTGCTTCAGCTGTTTTATTTGCTGTTTCAGCAGGTGTAGGTGTTTTGTCAAAGCCCGTTACTTCTTGTTTGAATGTTGGGCTATCTGGGTTCATGTCAACAAAGATTTTTCTGCCGCCTAAATCTAGCTCGACAGGTTTTGGTGCTTTTGCTGCCTTTGCATCAACAGTAGATTTAACTAAATCCGCGGCGTTTAAATCAACCGAATGGCGTTGCCATGCGTCAGGGTCTGTATTAAACAATTCTGCGCTGCGGGCGGCGGCGTCTTCCGGCGAACCGTACAATTCTGCAAATTCAGGAAATTCTTCTGCCATCATACGCGCAAAATTTGCCGCGCTATCAGCGGTAGTAACCGAACTTGCAAACCGTTTAAAATAACTTAATCGGGTGTCAATGTTTTTAAGATTTGTACCTTTAGTAGTTGCCTCTTGCCCCGCAGTCTCTGCCTCTGCTTTTTTGCCAAGAATGTTCTTATTTTTAAGTTCAGCAACATTGCCTGCTTCCGAAGGATACCCTCTCAGAAGCAATTTATTTTGTAAGGTTGCAAGCGGATCGTAAGCAGCACCCGTGCCGCCTGGCGCTGGCGTCGCGCCATAATTGCCGTAGATTTCAAGCAATTCGCGTTTACGAGCTTGCTCTGCCAAAGCATTCCCTGCCGCTGCCTTACGCTCCTGCGCCGCCCGCGCACGATCTTCCATCGTGTACTGCTGTTGCAACCGCGCATTTTCTTGCGCTATTCGCCCGCTTTGAAGTTGCGACAATGCGTTGGCAGTGCCTACAAAATCAAAAGGGCCGGGGACATAAATTTCAGCCATTAGAAGTCTCCTGGTCTAGCAGTCGGCATAGCAACCGAACCGCCGCCTGCTAAACTGCCATAGTTGCTGTATGGGTTATAGCCGCCATTACCAAACATCTGGTTGTACATCATATTGGAGTTAATCGTGCCTGCCGCCCCGCCTAGCGCCCTGTTCCAAGCGTCTGCCGAGTTAGTGTAGCCAGAAGCGCGCGCGTTGCCTGCGGCTATGCCTAGATTACCTATGTTAGCCGCTGAAGTCATCATAGTGTTGCCTGCGTTAGCGGCATAATTAGCGCCTGCCGAGCCAAGCGTGTTGGCTGTTGACTGCCCCTGCCCAAGCAGAGACTGAAGCGGGTTTAGCACGTTTGCGCGGTTTGTCTGATAACGGTCGTAGGCGTTTTGGTATTCTTGCGAACCAAGTTGTTGCCCATACGCTGTAGCTCCGCGAAGCGCATTGCCAGAGATCAAACCGCCTCTAGCCGCCGCCAATTGGTCAAGCCCTTTAAGCCCTTCTTTCATACGGAACGCATACCCAGGGTCAGCTTGAAAATCGTTCATACCAAACGCTTTTGTAAGCGAACCGTATCCCGCCGCGCCTTTATTTTTGCTTAAACCAAGAAGATCCATCAAACGGTTTTGCCCCGTAATGCCGGCATCGTAAAACGGTTGCGAACGCGCAACGCCTTCGTCATACATACGTTGCTGAAGTGCAAGGGATTCTTTAGCAGACTGCGCTTGCAATTCAGCAGCCTTATCCGCTGACGCAGCCTGCGTGCTAGCCGCCTTGCTCGCCGAAGACGATGCCATTGCGCCGCCAATAAGCGACGCGCCTGCACCAAGTACTGCACCTAGAATAAAAGCCATCTTAATGCTCCAGTTTCAGTTGGTCGGCGTAGGCAAGCTCCTGCTTGTTATTAACACCGCCCTGCAATTGGTCAACTGTTGATTCCGTAAGTTCTTCGACCAGCTTATCAAGATCCGTCTCGTTTGTCGCGTGGATGTTTGTCCAGACCGTATCCTCAAGCGCGTGGATCGCACGCTTTGTACCCGGCTGCGAAATGATAATGGCGGGAGCCACAAGCTCCTCAATACCATCCTCGGACATTACATGGACGCGGCCTTGAGAGAGGATACAAAAATGTGTCGTTTTATGGATAGCGCCGGTAACAATCGTACCGGCGGGCATTGTCATTTCGCGGGCGTACATTCCGTTGGCAAAGTAGTGCTTAATAGGCAAAAATGCAGGAGGCATCCCCTGCATTGCATCTTCAATCTGCTCGACTGCTTCGCGAACGTCCATCATTCTGCCTCTGGTTCATTGCCCTCGGCTATCCATGCCTTGAACTCTGGATATTCAGCCGTGCAAGTCAGACGGATCAAGCCGTCCTCATCTACACGGGCGTAGATTTGAGTTTCACCTTCATTAACAGGGAGACATTTGAAAATCATAACTCAGCACTCCAGCCAAGATAACTTCCTGTAACTGCATTTCTAGCAAGAACCGATTGGCCTGTTGTTAAACCGGCGGCTACCGTAAACCTGTATTGCGCACCCCATTGTGAGCATTGCAAATAAGTAGGAACAGAAGAACAATTTACGCCGCCTGCGCCAGCTACGACAGTGTAGTTTGCGGCGGTTCCAATTTGTTCTAATGCCGCCGGTTCGTCGCGCATTGTTACTGGAAACGGCGCGGTAAAATCTGCCACAGTTGTAGATGTAACATACCCGTTACCAAGTATTCTTAATGTGCCCGCGGGGGTAATTCTGTAGTAGTATCTCTGGCACTGCGCTAATTGTGCGTTGTAAAGTAATTTTTCAAAGGGCGTGGCAACATTGCCTGTTTCAATTTGGACGTTGCCAATTGTCCATGTGCCGCTAATTTGCGCGCCTGCGGTAAATACAAGTTGCAAACCTGTAGTGGCCGCAGCTGGGATTGCTACAGATACGCTATACCGCGTTACGGTGCTTGTCACACTAAAAGAACCGTTAGATACCGCGGTTACCGTAGGCGAGGCCAAAGACCCAAAAGTATCTGCGGTGTTTGCGTAGGATAACGTCCAAGCAACAGATGTAAGCAGAGTGTTGGCAAGGTCTACGCTGATAGTAACTGTTGACCCCGCAAAATCAGCGCAATTAATCGCCTCAATCCGTTGACCAAACCCAATAGCAGTTACAGACGCCGCGCCGGTAAACTGATACCTATATTGATTGGCTGACGCTCCTGTAACCCTAGCGCCCGTGACGTTTGCGCCTGTGCAGTACCCATACCAACGGTCTACCGAATACGCTAACGCCGCCGCCGCAGTAAAAGTTTGCGTCGCGCCCGCATTACGCTGGTCAACCGCCATATTACCATTAATAATTCGGTTGCGTAAAAAAGACGACGCTCCGTAGGGCATCCCGCCAAACGCCGTGTTTCCTAACGTGTCGTTTACCATGTTGACAGTGGCCGACGAAGCGTTCTGGATGTTGGTGGCTTTTAAGGTACTCATTAGTTGTTTCCTTACGCCAAACGATAAAGAATATAAGTGTTAGCCGCAGTGCGCCGCAAACGAAAATGTCCTGACGTTCCTGTAGTAATTGTAAGCGCACCTAACGAAGTTACGCCCGTGTTTACCGCAATAGTGATTGTGCCTGACGCCGTATTAACTACATGAAAATCAAAGCCGATATTGTTAGTTGGTACACCCGTAAACCCCGCATCAAGGGCTGTGCCGGTAGGTAGCGTTAAAGTGTACGAAGTGCCTGTGGTGCTAATGATAGTCGCAATTAATTCAGCAGCGGTTAAAGTCGCAACCGCTGCTTTTGCGGTAGGCGCGGGTGCGTATTGCCATAAATTTCCGGTCTCTACATAAAAATTTCCCGGCGAGTCAACACGGGTTTTTTCGACGCCGTTTGTAGTAACAGCTACAAAGTCAGCCCCATAAAATACGCCTGAATTAGTGTCGGAGCCTTGAAGTGCTGGCGTGGCGGCAGACCCATCTACCCCCGCAATACCTGTAGAGCCGTTTAATGTTACTGGCATTAGTAATACTCCCAAACACGAATAACACCTTTGAACCCTGCGCCGCCAGAATAATTTGTAGTTACATCAGTAGACCGCGCCGCCCCGCCGCCTTCGCCGTAAACTGTGCCTGTTGTGCCGTCGGTTGCGTTAACAGATACCGCACCGCCACCAAATAAAGGGCAACATCCTGAATTAGGAATACTCACAATAACGCCACCGGATCTTTGCCCTGTTCCACCAGGAATACCTTTAATTAAAGATGAGCTAGACGCCGAACCTGTAACACTGCCCACGCCGCCAGCCCCGCCTAACGTTGCCCCCGACCCCGCGCCGCCAGTCGACCCCGTGCCGCCGCCGCCGCCAGTTGCTTGAAGGGTTACATAAGCGTCTGCAAAAGAAGACGTGCCACCTGCGCCCCCATCACCGGCTGCCGCAGCGCCCGCCGCGCCTGCCGAGCCAATTGTATATGTATATGTAGCAGATACAGATGTAATTAGTGCTTGAACAGCCCCGCCGCCCCCGCCGCCGCCGGATGACGCGCAAGTACCCACGCCTTGCCCGTCAGCGCCGCCCCCGCCCCCGCCGCCGCCTATTACTTCAACAAACAAGGCACGCACAGCCGTAGGTGTTGTGTAAGTAGCTGCGGTTCCGGTTGTTAGCGTGGTAATGCCTTTAAGTGTATATCCAAATAACCCCGAACCAGTAACAACTATTGTACCGCTAGTCGCGGGTACTGTGACAACACTATTCCCCGCAACACTTGGAACAATAAGCGTCACGGAACCGGAAGTTGAGCCTTCAAGCTGAAGCGAACCCATTAGATGATACTCCAGGTGCTGTTTGCCGGGATAGTGACGGTTATGTTTGCGGCAATGGTAAGCGGCCCAAATGTGCCGGCGTTATTGTCAGTAGGGATAGCATAGTTAGTTGTAACTATTTGATCGTTCAGATAAAAAACCTTATCATTACCGCCGCCAGTAGCACCGCCGCCGCCGCCGCCCGAAGATGGGCTTATATTATCCCACGCTCCTATTTGAACCGCAGCCGAAGTTTCCAAAACAAACTTATACACCGAGAGCGAGTCTAGCCAGACTTCATACGGAACACGCCCTGCGGCGTCTAAAACAATCGGGTTAGAGTGCGCGGTTGCACCTGAAGAACTTGTGTAAGACGCAAGAGGTGTAGTAGTCCCGGCGGTATAGGTGTACAGCAACCCTCCCGCCAACGGCGCTCCGTTGTTGTCGAAGAACTGCCATGCAGCGCCTGCAAGAGGTGATAAAGAAACTGACATAGTTGCACCTTACATCTATTTTTAGGTTTAGACAATCCGATAGGTAGCCGTAAACGTGTAGCCCGTACTGACAGTGTCTGTAGCCGTAAAACGGAATTCAAACTTGTCCCCAATTATGTCAGCTATAACACCGCCTTGCGCCGTGCCGCCAGAAGTTGTTGTAGCAAGAGTACCGCCTGCTTGGCCCACCGCCGTAAACGTGCTTGCAACAGGAAGCGTCATTTTCAAGTTACACGCGCCAATGGCAGTGGCTTGTATGGTAACCCGCCCGCTCACCGTCACAACATCATACACTTGCAAATATTGGCACTCAAAAGGCGTGCTTGCGGCAATGTTAGTGGTATTGGTGAGCGTCGGCGTATACACGCCGCTTACGATAGTGTTGATATTTTCAAAAAACCGAAACCATACCCTAGAGATTAACCCCGTTACAGGGTCAAGAAATGCTGTGCGTGAGGAAGGGATTTGATTTGGATTAGGCACTGGTTCCACTCAGGTTAAGTTCTGCACCTAATATAGCAATTTTAACAGGGTCTGTTCCCGATACTTCATACACGCGGTCGCGTAACTTGGTAGTCATACCCAACCGCCGCCAGATAGCACGGGCTCCGTATACACCTATTTTACCCATAGATGTCCAATGCTCGTTAGACCAGGTATGCCCGCCATCATCCGACCACCGAAGCATTACTTGCGGGTCACTTCCCTGCCCATCATTAAGCCCGACACCAGATTCACAAATAAGTTGAAGTGTGTGCTGCGCTGTGCGGGTTAAATTGTTTGCATCAGGGGGAAGCGCCCGCCAAGAACGAAGCCATTTTTGCACCGCGGTATCATCTGAATATTTATCCAGATCAAACGCATATATGCGGCTGTCATTGTAGTCGCCTACGATAATCTCGTTATTGAACGACATCTGGCAATTAGACCTATGACGCCCAAATTCGCCGTTGCTGAAAGACGCCCGTTCATGCCAGTTATCTGTCGCTACGTCGTACACCCAAGTAGCGTTAGCTGATGGAAAAGTTAAAACGTAAAACGAATGACCGTCTTGTTGGTATGTGTAGCCAATGGCGTCCGATATGTTGCCGTACTGTTGAATTTGCCATTCGACGGCGTGCGTTGATACGCGGGTTCCAGTGTAACCGTTAGCGCGGTAGACAATACCTTGTCCTCGCGCATCAGATCCAAGCCAAAACAATCCGTTGTCAAGTTTGGCAATAGAGTACGCCGCCGCGCACCCGATTTCGTTAAACGCGCCTTGAATACGTTCAAGCGGAAACCCTACCGTGCCTGCGTTATACCAAACCTCGACAGAACTGGTTCCAAACAACCACACTTCGCGATGGTCAACAATTAGCCCGACCAAATCATCAGGTGAACCTTCAGCGCTGGCAAAATTTAACGGCTCTACCGAAGTGCCATCTAGAAGGTTTGTTACCCAAAATACTTGGCTGTTAGGTTGCGTAAATACAAAATACCCGTCAAGAAAACCTACCGTAGACGCGCCGGCAAAATCAGGATCTGTGATTTGCGCAAATACGTTGGTAGTCATGTTGTAGATGTAGCCAAAAGGGTTCGCCGCGATAAAAATTTGCGTTCCGTTGTCTGTTATAGATACAGGGCCAGAACCAAGTACATTACCTAAAAAAGTAGCTTGGTAATTGGTGTCAATTTTATAGAAAGAAAACCCCGAAACAACATACGCTTCTTGCCCTGTGAGCTGCGGTGACCATAACCCGCGAATAGGGCCGCCGCCAATAGTATTAAGCAAACGCAAACCTGGAGCGCGGTTAAGAAACCCAGCGGTCTGACCAGATTGAAGTGTAGCTTCCGGGAACAAATTTATCATACGATTTGCAGAAGCGTTTACGCTTCTTGCAACGTAACTTTGCCCCAGAATTGGCGATTTCATTAGTAGTTCCCTGCAAAAATATTAAATCTTTGACGAGTTCCGACAATTGCGTATGGGATAGACATGACATCATCAGGGTTATTGATGCGCTTCAAATTGCGTTTAGATGTCATTGCAATGCGTTGCACTTGCGGTGGCGGTTCTACGCCAAATTCAGCCGCAATTTCACAGGCGAGATTGTATTTGAACGCTCTCAGATAACCCGGCGGGAAAGCAAGAGTGGTGGACAGCAACGCAGGCTGGGTTAACTCTTCAACAGAAATGAAATGCCACTCAAGCACCTTGGTAGGCTTGGGGTACACATACATTTCAATGTTGGGGTAACTCATGTTAATCCAGATCACTTGCGGGTATGTGCTAGTGACTGTTTTAACCGCAATACCGTCGTATTGCTGTTGATTGATGATCTTGATGCCGTAAGAGATGCCCGACGCCGTGTCGATGAAGTATGTGGAGTCATCCAGAAGTATCGGACGGTTGCCAACAAAATCACCGGAAGGGCCGAGTGTACGGCTAAGGACGTTAGGCGGCCAATCAAAAATTTGGTCTTGCGTAGAAAAGACAGCTAGACGTTCCGTGTTCCATGAATCAATCATTTGATTGAGCGCGGTAAGAGCGTCTTGAGACGCTGCCGCAGTCGGTGTTTCGGCTTCTGCAAGCTGACCAATGAGCCGCAAAGCGCCGTTGATTTGATCTCCTGCGGTAGTCGTCATGGTGGCTCCTTATGCCTCGTCTGGCTTACGACGACGACGTACTTCTAACTCATTTGTAGTCTGGTTATCAACTGGTTTATCTTTAGCGCGAACCCAGCCATGTTCTTTATCGTGTTGAATTTCCATTTCGGAAATAGCAATTTTTCTGCCGTGTACCGGATGCTCAAGGATGACGTTCATTTTTTGCCCTTTGAAATTGGGGCGGGAATTACCCCGCCCCGTTTTTATTACGAGATCGCGTAGAGCGCCCAAGTGCCATCGCCCGTTTTACGGGCGCGGAATGAACGAACTGTACCGGCAGTTGCCGCAACGGTCATAAGACCCTGCGTGCCAGATGAGCCAATCGTCCAACCTGTGTTGGTTGCGATTGTAATGCCGTATGCCGCCGCTGTGATAACGCGGAAGTCAAAAGTTGTACCAACTTTTCCGTTGGTCAACGTATTATCAAGGGTTGCCGCAAGCGGAAGCGTATAGATTGCTGTCGCTGTTGGTGTGCCAATGATAATGCCATTAAGCAACTGATCCACGGTTAAAGTTGCGGTGTCTGCGGCAGTGGCCGGAGCCGATGCAACAGACATTTTAACTTCGCTAAGATTGCCATCATTAAACTGATAGCCGCCGCCTACAGAAGGAAGACCCATAGTAATTCTCCACAAGAAAAAAGGAAAAACTCAGGGCGTTATGCCCTGAGTTAAAAATTAACCCCAGATACGAGCTGCCATAGGCGCACGAATCACGGAGTAGCCATACAGCACGTCAATACGGCAAGGCATACGGTCATTGTTGATGTCGTACTGACGAACAATACGCAACGAGATGCCGTTATGAACCTGACGAGATGCCATATCCACGCCCTGTGGAAGCAGGAGATCCGCTGTACCAAGGGTAATCGCGTTCTTCTGGTATACAAGGTTCTGTGGGTACGTTGTGGACGCTGCACCAAGCACCGTGACTGCCGCGTTGTCAGTAGGGAACGAGTCCACTGTGGCAAGAGCGTTAGACGAGGTGTAGATGGCAGGCGAAATTGCAACGTTTGTCCACGCGCCCGAAGATGCCGTAGCAGTGGCGGTTACAACGAACTGTTGCAAGCTGCCGGTTGACTGACGGGTCTGTGGGTTGACGGAGTACACGTTAGCAATCGTGAACACGTCGCCGACGGCGAACGTAGCCGAACCTGTGCCGCCATCAAGGTTGATGGTGGACTGGCCCTGCGTTGACACAGCGCCGTTGACAAGGATCGTGTCCGAAGCCGAACGCGAACCAGTCGTGTGCTGGGCAATCGACTGAGACATATTGATCTCGTCGTAGCCAAGAACACCTGTGCCCATCAAACCGTTTTTGAACTGGCGGCTAATGGTGTCAACTGGGTTGAAGAAGCCCTTCATGCCTTCAACGAGGTTCGCGTTAGCAGCAGGGTTAACTGTTGCGTAACGATCATTCATTGGGGCGGCATATTCGTTGAGCTTCTGCTGTGCCTGAAGAAGAACCAGCGACGTAGATGGTGTCGTGCCTGGCGTTCCAACCGACGAATAGATGCTCTTATAGGCGTTAGCAACGTCGGCATCAACCGAGGAAGCCAACTGGCTGATACGAGGCTTGAGAACACGTTCAGCGAAGTCGTCCAACTGCATCGTCAGTTCTGCCGATGTGAAGTTGACGCCAATGTGCTTCTGCGAAGCAACGGTCAGGGTTGTGTACTGCTCGTTGTCATCCTGCACCTGGAGAGCAGCGCCGTCAGTGACGAGAGCGCGGTCTGGGAGACGGATGCGGAGTGTTGAGCCGATCTTTGCGCCTTCAACAGCGAAAGAATCGTCATACTGACGGTTGCAGTTACGGGTGATCACCAGGTTGTTCTCAAGAATTTCGAGAGCCTTACGGGTGATCATGTCAATAGTAAGAATAGAGTTCGCCATGATTTAGCCTTTCAAAAGCTGTGTTAACGGTGTGCCGCTTCCCATTTCTTTCTCTGCCTGAGCCGGTCTGCGGCGATCCATTCCGAAGCACTCATTGTCTTTACAGACCGAGGGTCGGTGGTGTCAAAGGCCGGGTTTCCACTGTTTCTAGCAGTGACAGGAGATATAGGACTAGGTGCGCTCGTTGACTTCTTAACAGGTGGATCTGTAACCAATTTGGCTTCAATCCGTCCAATTTCCTTGGCTTGTATCATTGGTTCAAGGCGTGAAATCCGGTCAGCTTCTTTCGGGTTAGCCCCTAAGTAGTACGCTACTTCAGGGCCGATCTCGGAAGCCTGTATTGTCTGGGCCATCACGGTTGTGATTGGAAGATTAGGATTGTACGCGACTTGTTCAAAGTCCTCGTACTTGTCCCTCGCATCCTCTTCACGATCTTGATACGCCGAAACAATTTCGGAGTGTCTTGCCTGTTGCTGCCGCGTTTGTATGATCTGCTCTGCTCTAGCTTCAGCATACTCGTCAACAGTACCAAATTGATCTAAAGAAGGCGGTGTAACAGGCGTTACAGGCGCTGAAGGCGCTTGCATTTTTGCCCATTTCCGTTCTGCTTTAGCAAGCCTTTTGCTGACAATAGCGTCCAACTCTTCTTGTGTGAAGACTTTGGCCGGCGCGTCATCCGACTGTTGTAGCTCAGGTTCAGGGGCCGTCGTCGCTTCCTGTTCCGGCGCGGGCGTTACCGCTAACACATCTTCTTCAGACATTTTTGATCCTTGTAGAATCCTTGGTGAGCCGCACCAATACGGTTACTCATATGCTACCGTAAATTGAGCGGACGTGCCGCCAAGTACGATATAAAGTCCTTTACTAAAAAACAGCCCCGCTGGGAAGTTCAAATATGAAGTTCCCGCAGTCAGCGTAATCGTGTTGGATATTTTGGGGTCGTTAGTATCTTTTGCACCAGAATCATACACCACTAAAGTACCGCTAGACGTGGCAGAGACAAAAATCCCATAGAGTTTGCCCGCGCCGACTTTAACCTGTTGAGTAGCAGCAAGCTGCATATAATTTGCCATGTTAGCTCCTTACGCCAAAAATTTCAGTTTGTAGAGAGTGGACAGATAAAGAGCCACAATTTCGTCGATGATGTTGTGCAACGCTGTGTCGTCTTTGTCTACGACCTTGCTACGCGCAGTTTCAATCTCGTCAAGTTGGTCTTGCAAAAACTCGGTGACATTAGCCGTCTTTTTGGCTGTCTGAAGCGTGATGCCGCCCATCAATCCATACCGGCCTTGGTAGGCTTCAGCAAACGTGTCAGCCAAGCCTACAATGCCCTCATAGAACTTCTGCAAGGCTTTATGCTTGGCGTAACTGCGCGTGTTCAAGTGAACGGAATGGGTTACATCCCGCGCCAAGAACAGCAAACCTACAAAATCAGCGGCTTTCATTGTGGTATGGCTCCCATATCAGGCGGCGGCATAGCGCCCATGTCAGACGGCAACGCGCCGCCCATGTCGGGTGGCGGTGGTGGTGCAGCACCCATATCAGGTGGCATTTGCATATCATTTTGCATTTCCCCCGGCAGTTCCTGTCCAGGCATCTGATTGACGAGATCGCCGCTTGTAATCATGCCATGCACGGTTCCAAGCACGATGTCCTGAATTTGCTCAGGTGTCATAGACGCCTGAACAGCCGAGATACGCTTGGTTTCAGCGTCGTAAGCCTTGATTGTGGCTTCAAATTCCTTGACCGCCAGATCCTGCGCTTCCATCGACTTACCGACGTTTTGCAACATCTGGTGCATCTGATCCATCTCTTGGCCCATCGCCTGAATCTGCTGTTCAGCAGCTTGCAGTTCAGGTGGTTTGTCGTCGTTGGACAACAGCTTGGGATCAATCGTCTTGGCAAACCGCTTTGCCATTTCTTGAGCGCCGGGCCAGTCCATGTTCTTAATAAACAAATCGCCTGCCACAGCCCACAATTGCGGGTTGCCTTGCAGAAGCTGCGCCATCGAATCAAGAGCTTCCTGACGCTTTGTCATGTAGCTTGGGCCGGTCGTGACGCACACATCGTATTTACCGACGCCTGGGTTGTAGATCTTGTCGATCACGATGTTGTCTTGGTTGACGATCTTCTTAATTGGCTCTTGCTGTGTCGGGTCAATCTTGACCATGCTCGTTTCGCCATCAAGCCCGATGATGCGGGCGATGCGTTGCGTGTCGTAAATCTTAGGGATCAGATTAACGATCTGACGGGTCGTGTAGCGGATGGCACGAGCCAGATTGTCCACATAGTGATACGTTCCAACGTCGCCCTGCCGCTCGCGGGCCAAAATAGCCCTTCCAGACCGCTCATTTGACGTTTGGCCAAGGCTTGAATCATACTGCCCAGTGGTCGCTTTAATGTCGTCAGAAGCGCCCATTTTAGCCTGAATAAGCCCTGTTTGAGCCATTGGAGGCATAGAACGCTGTGGAAGTGGCAAAACACCGCCCTGACCGTCTGTAACGTCGGGGTTTACTTCCAAATACGGCCAGTTATTCGTATTGGCTGTCTTCCATTGCAACTCGTAGCCTTCAAATTGACCGCCATACCCGATAAACGGGGCTTTTGGGGCCAGTGCGAGCATTTCAGTCTCTTGAGATACCCAATAATTGTACATACGCTGGGCGTCTTTGGCGTTTCGTACCAATCCTGACACAAAAATACGCCCATCAACTTCAAATTCGTTACCGACGACGCGGATGACCGGGATCCAGTCGCCTGCCCAGTCGTTTTCCTCAATCATCTCGTAACCGTTTGTCTTGCACCACTTGATACTACGGCGCTGGACAGTGCGGGACTTAATTGGCTTGAGGCCCATCTCCTTGGCGGCTTTATCTTCGCGTGTTCCGTCAAACACAGCGTTGTTGCCGGGGTACAGGTTCAGTTTGGCCTGCTCATAGGACGCATAGAAGTACTCGGCGATGCGTACGGTGTTCTCATTGACCCACTGCGACAGGTTTTCATCGCCTACGCCTTGCGTCTGGATGGACGACACCGGCATAGCGTCTGGAAACTGGCGTGTGTAGTCCTCAAGCAGCATATCTTCAGTAATGAAGCACCATTCCGCATCAGACCCGCACGGATCTTGAATGGTAGGATCCATGTAGACGCTGAAAGAGTTGCGGATACGGCCGATCTTGATGTCCTGATCGAACGAATCATCCGAGACGTATTCGGTCAAAAGACGGATGTAACCTTCGCCGTAAGTTACCTGGTTCTCGCACGCCGTGTCGTAGGCAACATCCGCGTCGGACATATATTCGATATGGCGTACCATACCATCAAAAACTTCAGCCACTTCAATGTCGGCATTGTCATCCGCAGGAATGACCTTACCGGCGGGGCGGTTCTGCCGTTGGTCGTTCGTCACCTGACGGACGTGCTGCGGCAGCTTGTTGATGGTCAGGCATGGCCGTGCGTTGATTGTCTGGCCCTGCACAGACCCGCGTGTCGCCAAGACATCCGCAGGCCACTGCCACTGATTGTCAGGTGAGCCGGCAAAGAAGCGTAGATCATCCAGTTCGTCTTCGCGGCTTTCAGAGAACGCCGAGACGGCCATAGACAGACGGCTTCGCATAGTGTCAAGCACTTCGCCGGGGCTGTTCTTCTTGTTGCCCCCACCGCTTGCCACACGTCCTGCCGCTGCTACACCTGAATAATCCATTATTTCTTCTTACCCTGTGCTTTGCGCTGAACCGAATACGCAATGGCAAGCGCCTGTTTCTGGGGCTTGCCTGCCTTCATTTCCGTCTTCATGTTGGCTTTGAAAGCCTTTGGACTAGGTGATTTCTTTAATGGCATCACTTCTTCCTCGTCTTGGCAGACTTCTCAAATGCCTTGGCCGTAGGTGCGCCCTTAGCGCCTACCTTACGCATTTTTTCGCCTGATCCGGCGGCAATGCGGTCGCGTTTAGCATGAATATTAGCGTAAAGACCTTTTTTCATTAGCATTTCCACCTTTTCATACTGGCCTTAGCCCGTTCCGCGTTCTTCGAGTTTGCCACAACCCCACCCATTCTAGCGCAGAACGACTTCTTACGTCCTTCTTCCGCTTTAGACTTAGGGTTAGGCGCGGGGGCTTTAAGTTTAGACCCCGTCTCTTTGTTGTATTTAGCCCGTCCCTTAGCAGTCAGACCAGCGCCCTTGCTAACTGGTAGCTTCTCGCCGCGTCCGACCGATAGAGAGACAGACTTTGCCATATTAAGCGCAGTGGATAATAGCAAAATTAAGAACAACCGCTTCAGACAGTGACGTAGCCGCTGTCATGTTGCGAAGCGTAAGAACCGCAGATCCTGCGCCCAAGCTCGACACATACGCGGTATACGCCGCAGCAGTCGCGCCCGACCCAACGTTCAATATAATAATGTCGTTTGAAGAAATGAAACTGTTGGTCAGCGTAAACGACACTGCGGTGGCCCCTAGCAACGCTGCGTTGTTCATCGTAATCTGGCCTGCCGACTTGTTCAGCGTGACGCCGGTTGACTTGCTCGTTGCCTGCGTAACCGCGCCCTGCGCGGCGGCGGTGTAACCAAACTGGCTGTTAGCCAAAAGTGTGTCCGCGCCGTTAATGTCCTGATCGCTGTACGCGATGCCGATTGATTTGGTGTTACCCATAGTACTTCTCCTGTTAGCTGCCCATCCATGAATTGATGACGCCGTTTGATGATTGGTAGTTGTTTCGAGGTTTATCAACATATTCGCGATGTGCAACTGGAAAAGCAAAAGTAACCGCCAGTGCGTCGGCGGCGTCCGGGGATGCTAAACCTCTTGCCCGCATTTCCTTTTTCCCTTCTAGGAAAATGGTTCCAGACGAATTCGGCTTTTTTGTTGGCCCCAACAAATCCGCCCTTAGCTGACGATCATCAGGAATGGACGCTGTTCGCAGCCAGTCCTTCATAGCGCCCCACATTTCGGCGCGTTTATTACCCCACATAACGGAGTTCTTGGCCTTCCAGCCAAAATTAACGCCCCGCACCTTGTACCTCTGTTCTGTTAATCGGTCAAGGATGCCGTAGCCAAGCCCACCCTCGTCGATTATAGACAGCACCGGCTTGTATTCCTCAATAGCGTCGATCACCCGCCCTACGATGGTCATCGTGTCTTCGCCTTGGTAGCGCTTGATTGCGATGATGTCGCGCCCCTGACGCACGACCAGTACGGTCGCGTCCGTCCCGCCTCGCGCAGGGTCAATGCCGAGTATGATCGGAGCGGTCATGTCCTTATACCGTTCGCGCTTAACCGCGTCGGATATGACATTAGGCGCGATGAACTGATCCTCGCCGGCAGAAGGGAAATCACCATAGACCTCAATACGCGCTTGGGCAGAGTCTTCGCCGTACTCGGCGATGATCTGCTCATAGACGGCCTTGTCGGTATCTTCCACATCGCGTGCGTCTACCTGGCGTGTTTTCCAGAAGTCGCGTTTCGCGTGAAACGTCTCAAAAAAATAACCCGTATTGCGTCGCGGGTTGGAGAACGCCAGCCAGTACCTATCCAGGATGTTTTCGGTGAAGAAGCCCGCACCGACCGACCAGATCGAGTCAGGTATGCCGCTCGCCTCGTCAAAGATCAGCATCATGCCGTCCATGTTGTGAACACCGGCGTAGCTGTCCGGGTTCTCTTCCGACCACAGCTTACCTTCAGCCGCCCAGTAGCGCGTACCCTTCTTGAGATCCCGCTCGACCAGTTCGCATACCCACTTGGCAGGCATGAGCTTAGTCGCGCTGATTTCCCACCAGTGCGCGTTGATGATCATCGCCGCCCACTTGGTCAACTCGCCCCACGTCACGGAGCGCAACTGCGCTTCCGAGTTGGCGCTCACGATGATGGTCGAGCCAATGCGCGTCGATAACATCCACAGGATCAGCCAACTGACCAGTGCCGACTTGCCGATACCGCGCCCTGAACTGACCGCTAACCGAAATGTTTCCATGTCCAGTTTGCCGTCATTGGCTTTAATGTGATTAGCCAGTTCGCGCAGGATCAAGCGTTGCCACTTGCGCGGCCCCTTGAACTTAGCCAAGGGCGTGTTGGGCTGGCCCCAAGGAAATACCAAAAGCACAAACGCTTCAGGATTGTTAGCAACTGTGGGAGACCACAGGGTAGACATAAGCACCTGTTCATCGGCAGAACCGTATATGGGCATTTGCGCCATTATTTTGGCCTTGTTGGGTGATGTATGGTTTCAGCAATTTTACGAGCGTCTATAGCGGCGGATAAGTGCGTATAGTAGCCTAAGTGGTAGCGGTTTCCATTTATTTCTATGTGCGCTTGCCAGCATCTATCACGTTTATGCCAGCCTACACCGAGATAGCCAGACGAATTTTTTGTGCGTCTGGCGCGGTTTTGATGGTTTTCAGCGCAGGAAACTTCGCGCAAATTCATTAATCTATTGTCGGTACGAATGTTGTTTATGTGATCTATTTGGTCTGTAGGCCAACGGTCATGCACATACAGCCAAGCTAAACGGTGCATCTTGTACATTTTGTTATCTAAACTGCACTGCATATACCCGCCAGCTCCTACGCATCCAACAACGCTTCCTGCGGCTAAATTGCGAAATTTATTGTGGCGGGTAAAAACGCCGGTGTCGGTGTCATAGCGCAGTAGATTTTTCAGACGCTCTTGTGTTATCAAATTGGTAGCCATCGCCATCTCCGTAATGGTTATTGGTCAGAAGCCTCGAATCGTTGCCGCGGTTCGGGGTTTCGTTATTTATTACAAGGCCTTCTATAACACGAGTTTTAGCTTCTTCCAATGCTTGTGTAATTGAAATGCGTTGAAAAATATCGACCGAGATCTCCTGCTTGGCCGACCATTCATGCCGGTGTTGCAGGATGGCAAGTGCGGCCTTTGCGTCGCCCTGTTGGGCGGCGGTGTGCAGCGCCCGACTAGCCGTGATCTCGCTGTCAGCGCGGCCTTGCTTTTCTGCCAACTCGGCTACCGGATCAAGTTGGCACAGTTGCCGGTACTCCACCGGCATCAGCCCCGCAGCCAGCGCGAGCGAATCACCCTTCAAGCCAAGATACGCGGCGTCGTAGATCGACCGTAGCCGCGCCTCTGTAGCTTTGATCTCTCTAGGCTCGTAATGAAATGATTTCATGCGGGGTTTTATAACAGGGTCAAATTTGGATTTCAATAAAAAATTTTTTGCGAGTTGAAACTGCATTTTAAGAAAAAATTTTTTGCAGACCCTGCGTAGGATTTGACCGGTCGGCCACGGCCCCCCCCCTGCCTTGACCTTACGTAAGGTATGGCTGTCAAGCCTGGCGTGGCCCAAATTGGGTCATCCACAGGCAAATGGGGCAGAAGACCCAAAATGGGTCAAGCCTAGCGGCAAGCGCCAAATAACCCGGCTTGTGCTGCGCACAGGCAAATGGGTCACATGACCCAAAATGGGTTTATGCCTGCAATCCAGGTTTTGTGTTGCGGTGCAGCATATTGGTGCAATGCGGTAATTAACATTAGTTTGCGTGAAATATTATGGAACTAAAATGCGCCCGATTTTTGACATAGCGTTCAAATCAATTCTAAGCGGGGTACAACACGTTTTGTTGTGCGTGTGTGTGATTGTGCCTAAAACTTATTGTTGCGGATTTTCGATTTTTGCGCGGTCATTGTCATATTGTCATCTACAGAGGCCGTTTTAAATCGCGCGGAGCGTTTCATCCTACAGTCCATATATATATATAATTCAATTTTACTCTTTTTACATTATTCATGACAATACGGCAAAAAGCGTTGCTAGCACTCAAAAATCATTGCCTAAAATGTGACAATAAAAGAGACAATTCACGCAAAATACGTTTGACGACATAACACTTTTTATTATATGGTATTTTTAGGCAATCACGCCGCATGAATAGGGGTTCACAATGTGGAAATTTACTTTTGACGGAATTCAGGGATTTGCGGAACGCTATAACGAAACAGATGGCGTATATGTTAGATGGTATGGCATGGGCTTTCACCTTATCGCTGCAAACGCGGATTTGAGAGCGGCAATACTTTCACAAGAAAAGTGACAATCCGCGTGACGGCGCGCATGCGCCGTCTAGCCGATTGCCAATATCGGACAATCGTTTTTGAGGGGTCAAAAAATGATAAAAACAGCGCAAGAAATGCTCAAAGCATTAAAACGCGGTCAATTTCGTGGTGTGATACTATTTGAAGGTGCAAGCGCGATTGACGGTCAACCGATTGTCGCAATCGCGAACCGTATCACAGACGCAAGTAATAACGTCAAAACCGGCGCAATGGTTCAAACTTTTATTATCCGTTCGGACAAATCACCTTTAGACGCATTGCGTGACGGTTCCGATAAATCCGTCTGCGGCTCTTGTATTCATCGCCCACGTTTGGATGAATTAACTGGCAAGGTAAAGCGGTCATGCTACGTTAATGTGAATAAATCGGTCATGAGCGTTTGGGGTGCGTATATGCGCGGGCGTTACGCACGCCCGCATATTGACTATGATCCGGCAATTCTGCCCGATTTATTCGCGGGATTGATTTTTAGAATAGGCGCATATGGCGACGGTGCTGCCGTTCCGTTTCAAATCTGGCGCGCATGCACTCTAAAAGTGATCGCAAAAAACGGATATACGCACCAATGGCGTGATCCACGTTTTCAGGCTTTCAAATTGCTTTGCATGGCTAGCGCCGATAGCGTCGCCGACTTAGAGCAAGCGCACGCTATGGGATGGCGTACGTTCCGC